GGGTTGCTCCCCCCCAATATGTAAATACTATGGTTAAACCAACACGCAGACTAGGTGCCCAAGGTGTATCTAATGTGGTAATTCCGTCTTTACGACACGAAGTACCCTACCTTGGTGCTACCTCGCAAACGATGACATCCTTGCAGGATTATACCTGCTTTGAGGAAACGTTAGCGAGTGAGAATGGGAATGGCTGGCATGAATGCAGCCACGACAAATCATACTTGACGTATGAAGTGGGTTCGTACCCATTTTATATCCAGTACCTGAGTAGTCGTTACGCTAATCACACGTGTGACAGCGGAAGTCTCATTAGTCTGAATGATGGTGGCTCTGGAGCTATGGTTTCGAACCATGCTAACAGAGTGATCGACGAGCTCACATCCCAGTGGGCAGGATTGGATCAACAAGCACTCAGTGCTATGATGCCAATGCCGAAAGTGGACGTGTCGTTACTGAACACCCTTTATGAACTAAAGGATATTAAGTCGCTCGCCCGTTCGTATGATCGCTTACTCACCTTAAGGGCTAGCATAGCAAGCTTGCTCAAGGAAGCCAGCGTCTTGTCACGTCGCCTTCGGGCCGTTGTGACATTCGCTGACATAAGTAAGATCATCGCAGACTTGAATCTCCAAATGAGGTTCAATGTTCTGCCTTTAAAACGTGATATTGTAGATACCTACGAATCACTTGTCACTATTCGCGACTCGGTAAAAGAGTTGTTGGATAGAGAGGGTACTATTCAAAAGCGTCATTATAGGCGCGACTTGTTTAGTACGCTTACATCACCTAACGGTGATGTATCTCACCAAATCTGCCCGTCTACGGTCGGTGCGTTGTATAGGGACTCCACTTTTGGGAGTAACCCTTATGTAACAATCGACTTGTTGAACTATTCAACAACGGCTCATTATGTGAGGCGGAAATGGATAACCAATTCCGCGACGTTTCATGGCACTTTGGAGTTTCGTTATACGTTGACTCCATTCGAACGTGAGCATGCTCTCGTTCTGGGTTTGCTGTCCAAACTTGGCATAAATTTTGATTTAGCCATCATTTGGAACGCACTCCCTTGGTCGTTCGTTATTGACTGGGTACTTGGAGTTTCCAAGTTCTTAGGTCGTACTCGAATAAGTAGCCTTGATCCTAAAGTAACCATATTACGTTACTGTTCATCACTCCGTGCAGAAAAGTCAGCCGAGTGGACCTTTAAGGCCACTGGGAATGATTACTATGCAACGGTTGAAAAGCCCCTTGGGGCTACGTCCAGCACTGCCTACAGAAGGCGTGTCGGTGATCCCGGGATCCGTAATTGGATCGTTAACTCGGGAATTAGTCTAGATGAATTCGGTCTAGCTACTAGTCTCGCAATGACGCGTTGACTAGTTGGTGCATGTGCACACGTAAAGTAAGTTGTTAACCTACAGTAGTTATGCCACTACCCCAAACGCTAAACACAAACGAAGTAAAGATCGCTGCTGGAACTGAACTTGAGTTCGGTTTCTACAACGAAGTTGGTCGGATGAGAGAGTACGCTGCTTCAGGTGAAGCTCCTAATCTCCCTCATCGCCTCAAGGTGTCTCACCAGGAGGTAGGGAAGGGTTTGGACTTGGTCCGCCGAAGTGTCGCAAGGGTTGATAAGACCATTACGGGCGCTTCTGGTGCGAAACGAGTCATATCCTTCTATAAAGTCGCTGTTATCCCGCAAGGGGACATCGCCGACTATACCGCGGTTAAGGATGCTAGTGCAGAATTAGCGTCTTTCTGTTCCCTTACAGGAGCAGATTCGACGTTAAAATATGACGGCACCGGTACCGGGGACTCTGCACTCATCAATGGGACTCTGTAGTCTAATTGTTGAGAGCACTTTACACATGAGCTATTGAAGTAGGGGGAGACGAAAGTCTCCCCTCCCTTCGTAGCTTGTGTAGTTTGGATCATGTAGTTTAGCGGGTGGCTCAGAGGTGTTTACCAATATGGAAACAACATTGAGCTCTGAAGTGGTTGTTGACCACATCGTCGCTTTACTATGTGACATTCAATGTCTGCATGGTGAAGTATTTACACCACGTGCTTATCGACTCACTTTGTCAAAAGTGAAGAAACGATTCGCACGGGAAGGAATTAGTTTTGCAACGAAAACGTTGCCTCGTCTTGCCAAGGCTCTTGACAGAGCTTTGACAGGAGAAGTACCATTGAACTCTACTGGTTGGCGAAAGCTTCCCAATAGTCAACTTCCCATCTTTATGGGTGAGTTGTTCCAATGCATCTTCTCACATGACGGTTGGATCCTTCCAAAACCATGTGGAAATTGCATCGAGAGACTGCGAGATCTTTTGTACTGTTTTTACAAGTACGAGATCCCGTATTCCCAAGAGCAAGAACTAAGTGTTCTCGAATCCTTTAAAAGGACCGAGGATGATCTTAAGCAACATCGTGTCGCATGTCCTAGTTATAGTACATGCGATCTTACATCTATTGGGTGTGAACGCAGGTTCTGTTGGAAAGCCAGCGGAACCACGAACACCCGATACGATGCCATCATCATCAAAGCCAGAGAAAGCCTTGAAAAGCTATTCGCTGACTTCGACGAACGGTCCATCGTGCCTAAGCACGGGCCAGGCGCCGTCTCTACTAAAGAGAAGGGACCTGACAAATTCAAATGGACCACGATCCCGTCTCGTATCACCGAAGCATACTCATTAGATGAGTACTTCTACCCGTGCCTAACGGCCGTGTGTGATATGTATCAAGAGATTCAATCTCTTGGAGACAGTGAGCTTTCGGCCAAGGTTATCCTTGTTCCGAAAGACTCTAGAGGGCCGCGTTTGATATCCGAGGAATCTTTGCCTATGCAATGGATTCAACAGGGTGTCATGGCGGCGTTGGTTAAACACGTGGAATTGCACCCTTTAACAAGGTACAATATCCATTTCACAGATCAGCGACCAAATCAGTTGGGTGCCCTTTTGGGATCCCAAAGTAGTCTCTGTCCGGAGATGTACTGGCGGAGTAAGGGATTATCCCTTACACAGCTGAAAGTAGGTAAGCTTGCGACTCTAGACCTTAAAGAGGCCTCAGATCGCATATCGCTGTCCCTAGTTCGCCTGCTATTCCCTGAACGACTTGTAAAAGTCTTCGAGGCTTGCAGGAGCTTGTCTACAACCATGCCTGACGGAGAGGAATTAGAGCTCGAAAAGTTTGCTCCAATGGGATCAGCATTATGCTTTCCTGTTTTAGCACTCTCAATATGGGCTATCCTCAATGCTGGCACGGTCGGTGCGAATGCTCGTGAGAGCATTTTAGTATACGGAGATGACGTAATCGTCGAAACGGCGGAAGCCGCGAATGCGATAAGTCTGCTCGAATCATTTGGGTTAAAAGTTAACCGTGATAAGAGCTGCACCAGTGGATTCTTTAGAGAATCATGTGGTGTTGACGCCTTTAGAGGCCGTAACATCACGCCGGTACGAATTCATACCGTCTGGCGTTCATCCCGTTGCTCGGACGTTCTGTCTGCTTATTGTCAACATGCCAATGAGTACCACAGAAAAGGGTACAGACATGTGCGCGATTTAATCGCGGGGCGCTTAACCAATATATACGGTTATATCCCGACTTCACAGCAACCTATTGGTTGCCCGAGGTTCACGTTTGATCCCCCCGAATCGACACCACCCCTCATTCGCGCCCAGCTGGATTACCAAATCCGGCAGGTACGTGTATGGGGTGTTAGGTCAGTAAGTATCGAACAAGAAGTTGATGGCTGGATGATGCTCCTCCGGTATTTTACCGAAGGCGGCGCCGCTCAGCCACGCTGGTTGGATATAGATCCGACAGTTGCCGCTAGACAGCGGCGGGCTTATGATTCGTACTTACCCGCAGAAGCACCCAAATGGTTAAGCGAGATAACTCGCCCAGCCTTCGGGGTCCGCAGGTATACTATGCGCGGTGCTAGCAAACTAGCAAGGCGTTGGATTACCGTGCCCGATAGTTGCAAAACTATTGGTGCGAGATTCAGCGTCTCCTTCAGGGAGAAGGCAGCCGC